GACCAGGCACGGAATGCAGATCCAGGAAGTCGCCGCCCTGCTGGGCCACGATAAACTCGACACGACCATGCGGTACGTGGTTCTGAATAACGACGACATCAAGTCGAGCTATCGGAGGTACGCGTGATGGACGAGATAAACGTGAAAAAGGTCCTGAATGCGATCCGGTGCTGCCGGGACGACCTGTGCACCGAATGCCCGATTCAGAAAGACATCTGTGATGAGCTGTGGGTGGACATGGAGACGATGCCGGCGGAGCTGGTGGACATGATCGAGGAGCAGCTGGAAGAGGTGCTTCGGGACGCGCGAGAGCGAAAAACAAATAACTAATGTGAATAAATAAATCAGAACGGACGGTGATGAAAATGTACGATGAACATATCCAGATGATAAATGATTGGTTCAAGCAACACGAAGATTATGGAACGTACCATACGGATGACGAATATGCTGTAAGGATCGGTGACATGAGAGAGTTCCGGGATTTGATCGCAGAAATTCCAGACCTTATTTATATCCCGTGCGACTTTGGAACAGAAGGAATATTCTTCACAACCGAGGATTTGAACAAAGCGAGGTATTACTGATGAAATACATAGCAGTCTTTGATATTCCTGATGATTATGGCATTGGGTGCGCCTTGGCGAAGGTTTGCAAAAAGGACAAATACCCAAGGTGCGACAGCGATTTTGAAAACGCATATGCACAGGTAGAACCATTGTCAAGCGTAAACGCAGAAGTCCTTGAACGGTTTAATACGGTGGATAGAGTGCTTGCAGATTTGGGACTTCATAATGCTTACGATATGCCGAGCTTCTGGTGCAACAACGGGAAAGATTATAAGGTCATTGATACGAAATGGCACAAAGGATATATGAAAGCATTGGCAGATGTAGAAAAGGAAATCAGATTACAGTTTGGATTTGCGGAACGTGACAATGTTTTAGGCGGTTATTATCCAGCTGGCGATGTGTAACTTAAAGGCGGCAATAAAGCGGAGGTGATCGATTTGGATAACGTCTGCATCGTATGCGGCGATCCGATCCCTGAGGGGCGGCAGGTCTGCCCGGCATGCGATCGACAACAGCACCTGGATCCATGCAAGGCGTGCGCAAGGCACGGCGTAGATGTTAACTGTCACGCAACCTGCCAGACATATCTTGACTGGAAAGCATATCAGAGGAAAGTCAGGGAATGGCTGGCGGAAAAGCGCGGACACAATTCGCACATGGCATCTCAGCGGTTCATCGCTAACGTCAAGTGGAGAGCCAGGGGATGGAAGCGGAGAGGAGGGAGCGGCGACGGTTAATTTCAACAGGATGCGGGAACTCATTGCCTACGAACGTCGTTTGCGGTTCGACAGGCTGAAGAAGCTGTCGAAGGCGACGAAGATCACGACAACAATCACCGGCATGCCGCACGGATCGTCAACGGCGAACAAGATCGAAGACGGCGCCATCGCGCTGGCTGAAGTCGAAGATGTCTATCGGGAAGTAATCGCTGAGCTTAAGGAAATGCGAAGCGAACTGGAGGAGTTGTTGCACGAGCTCGACAATCCGGATGACATCGGCATAATGCGGCTGCGGTACATGCACGGTTGGAGGCTGCAGGACATTCCTGACGCGGTGTGTATCTCGGAGCGCGGAATGTATTACCACCTGGCAGGAGCCGAAAGGAAGCTGGCAAAGATGTTCCCCGACCGGGTAAAACTGAGGTAATGTTTGCAGTGCATTGCAGTAAACTTTATGGTACTATGCTATTGGCCAGAGTTCTTCATGGGCCTCCTTAACTGGCAGGGATTCCGAAAGGGTCTCTGCCTCTTAGGATCTACAACATAGGCGAGGGTAAAAATAACCCCCGTCTTTTTTATACCCACCCGCAGATGCACCCGGGAGGCTGACACTGATGGCAGATAAGGATTACAAACGCAATCGTCCGGATCATGACGGAACACATCGCCTCGCGTTTGAACGAAACAAAAGGATCATCCTCGCGTCCAGATCTGTCTGCGGAATCTGCGGAAGAGTTGTGGACAAATCGCTGAAATATCCAGACCCCCTCTCACCCTGCATCGATCACATTATCCCCATAGACCGCGGCGGACATCCAAGCGACATTGACAACCTGCAGCTGGCGCACTGGCGGTGCAACAGAGACAAGTCGAACAAGCTACAGATTCCGAAAGAAGAAACCGAGCTGGCGGTCGACAACACGAACAGAGTTCTGCCGCAAACGATTGATTGGGGATCCTACAGAGCAAAGCCAGATTAAATACGTGCTGGCGGTGGAACAGAAGAAAAGAGAAACGGAGAAACGCGGAGACAGCCACACAGGGGGCCACACCCCCGCCCGGAACTGCCAGCGACCTTCCCCCGCCGTGTCTGGGAATTTTTTCTCAGGAAAATCAAAGATGGTCAAACTTTTGATGGAGGTTGAACCACATGTATCAGGGTATCGAATATCTGAGGAATAAACTGGCCCAGAAACAGGGCAGGGTCAACCTCCGATACAACTACTATGAAATGAAGAACGTCGTCAAGGATTTCAACATCACGATTCCGCGCGAATGGAACTTCCTGAAGGCCGTTCTGGGCTGGAGTGCGAAAGCGGTGGATTCCCTGGCGGACCGGCTGGTGTTCACGGAGTTCGCGGAGGATAATTTCCGGCTGAACGAGATTTTTGACATGAACAGCAAGGACGTGTTTGTGGACAGCGCCATCATCAGCGCATGCATTGCCAGCTGTTGCTTTGTTTACATCAGCGAGGGTGACGGCGGTTTCCCGCGGCTGCAGGTGATTGACGGCTACGATGCCACTGGCATTATCGATCCGTTCACAAACCTCCTGCAGGAAGGTTATGCAGTATTGGAGCGCGATCAGAAGACGAAAAAACCGCTCGTCGAGGCGTGGTTCACTGCTGAAAACACGACATTTTTCAACCTGGCGGACAAAACGACCCGGAGCATTCCGAATCCGGCGCCGTATCCGCTGCTCGTGCCGATCACTTTCCGCCCTGATGCCCGGCGGCCGTTCGGGCACAGCCGGATCAGCCGGGCCTGCATGGAGATCCAGCAGGCGGCACTGCGGACGCTTAAACGCGCGGAAGTTACCGCTGAATTTTACTCTTTTCCGCAGAAATACATCACCGGGCTCAGCCAGGACAGCCAGCTGATGGACAAATGGAAGGCCACCGTGAGCAGCATGCTGCAGTTCACGAAAGACGATGACGGCGATCATCCGATCCTGGGGCAGTTTACGACGCAGAGCACGGCGCCGCACATGGAGCAGCTTAAAATGTGCGCGAGTTTGTTCGCCGGGGAAACGGGCCTGACCCTGGACGATCTCGGTTTTGTCGGGGAAAACCCGAGCAGTGCGGACGCGATCCGGGCCAGCCACGAGAACATGCGGCTGACGGCACGGAAAGCGCAGCGGAATTTCGGCACCGGCCTGCTGAATGTCGGTTACCTGGCTGCATGTGTGCGTGACGGAATGGATTATAAACGCAAAGTCTTCTATAAGACCAGGGCACGGTGGGAGCCGGTGTTCGAGCCGGACGCTGCACAGCTCTCCGGCATCGGGGACGCTGCGATCAAGATCCAGCAGAGCTTCCCGGACTATTTCACAGAAGACAAGCTGCATGACCTGACGGGGATCTGATTATGAATTACGACGATATCCTGAAAAAAATCATCCGGAAATACGGCGCGATGACCGACCAGATCCGGACAACGCAGCTGATTGAGAGCAAGCTGAAGCGGGGGATTGCCTCCTATGCCGATGCGGAGAAATTCAGCCAGGACATCGGGAACGTGCTGACGGATGTGTTCCGGGAGTACCTGCCGGAGGCGCTGACGGACGGCCGGCTGTACCGCGCAGCTGCGGATGTGCTGGTTAAACAGCCGATGATGCGCGCCGGAAGGGACGTCGGCAGGGTCGCGAAGCGGATCCAGGAGGCGCTGAACGACCGCGCCGGCATCGGCATGAATGCGATCACGCCGGAGCTGAACGAGGATCAGATTGACGGAATCATCACCGGGATCTGCAACGCAGACAGCTTCGCGGCAAACTCCGACCAGTTTATGGACCAGGTCGGGAACTTCCTGGAGGGGCATGTGGACGATTACGTCCGCGAGAATGCCGACATCCAGAGCGAGGCAGGTCTGACGGTGATGGTCCAGCGGATCGCGACCGGGAAATGCTGCAAATGGTGCAGCAGTCTGGCGGGCGTCTACCGGTACGAGGACGTCATGGACCGGAACAATGACGTCTGGCGGCGGCACAACAATTGCCACTGCCAGATCATCTACGATCCGAGAGGGTCGAAGCGGAAACGGTAAAGGCGCGGCAAAAGCCGCGTTTTTATAATCGTCCCTGGATGAGGAGGCCGGGGAAGGAACCTGGAAAGCATCAGAATGGAGGGGAGTTGGATGGAGGCCAGGAAAGGCCGCCAGACTCCCACGACCAACGTGGTGCTGCCGTATACGGAAAGTCTTGGGGATGAAGCGATCGAACTGTACGAGTCGACAAACCGTACGGCGATGGAATGGCAGCGGCTGCTGATCCGCGACATCATGGCGCGCAATCCTGACGGGCTGTGGACACACAGCAAGTTTGGATACGCCGTGCCGCGGCGAAACGGGAAAAACGAGGTCGCCGCAATCATCGAGCTGTGGGGGCTGCAGAACGGGGAGAACATCCTGCACACAGCCCACCGCACAACAACGAGCCGCAGCGCATGGGAGCGGCTGAAGGACCTGCTGGACGACGCCGGAATCGAGCACAAAGACTCCGGGGCGCTCGGGCAGGAGACAATCCGGTGCAAGGCCACCGGCGGCGTGATCCATTTCCGGACACGCACGAGCAAGGGCGGCCTTGGCGAAGGCTTCGACCGGATGATCATTGACGAAGCTCAGGAATACACCGAGGACCAGGAAACATCGCTGAAATACGTTGTTTCCGCGAGTCCGAACCCGCAAACGCTGTTCTGCGGGACGCCGCCAACCACCGAATCCAGCGGGACGGTGTTCATGCATATGCGTGACACCATTCTGCTGGATGGGATAGAGGACACAGGCTGGGCCGAATGGTCGGTGGACGAAATCCACAAGCAGACGGACATTGACGCCTGGTATGAATGCAACCCGAGCCTGGGCACTATCCTGACCGAAAGGGCCGTCAAGGCTGAGATCGGCGGGAACGAGCTGGATTTTAACATCCAGCGCCTGGGGTACTGGATCCGCTACAACCTGAAGAGCGCGATCAGCCGGGCAGAATGGGACGAGTTGATGCTGACCGGTAAACCGGCGCTCAACGGTCCCATTTTTGTTGGCGTCAAATACTCCAAAACCGACAGCGTGGCCGTCAGCATCGCCGTCAAGACGGAAGACGGGAAAATATTCGTGGAAGGCATTGACTGCCGGCCATTCCGGGACGGGACGGACTGGATCGTTGCCTTCCTGAAGCGGATCGAGTACGACACCGTCGTCATTGACGGCGCGAACGGCCAGCAGCTGCTCCGGGAGGCCATGCGGGACGCGAGGCTGTCCAGGGCGATGATGCCGAAGGTGGCGGAGGTCATTGAGGCCAATGCGGCATTCATGACCCGGCTGGCGGCGAAGGAGCTTTGCCACGCAGGGCAGCCGTCCATGGCGAACAGCGTGTCGAACTGCGAAAAGCGGACCATCGGCTCCAATGGCGGTTTTGGGTTCCGCTCGATCAATGACGCGTACGACATCGCCCTGATGGACAGCATGATCCTCGCACAATGGATCTGCGGCAAAAAATCCAAGACTGTGCGGCAGAAAATCAGCTACTAACGCATTTTGCGTCAGTAAATAAAGACCGATACCACCGGGTTAAGTGGGAGGAGGCAAAACCATGGGAGAATTCACGCCAATCAACACACAGGAAGAGCTGGACAGAGTGCTCGCATCCAGGCTGCAGCGGGAGCGGGACACGATTACCGGCAAATTCCAGGCCCAGATCACGGAGAGAGATGAAAAAATCACCGGATTTGAGTCGACCATTGCAGATCTGAACAAGCAGATCGAAACCCTGAACGGCCAGACAGGCAGGATCACAGAGCTGGAAGCAAAAGTCCGGGAGTACGAGACCGCCTCGGTAAAAACGCGAATTGCCCGGGAAGCAGGACTTCCGGCCGAACTCGCTGACCGTCTTTCCGGCGCGGACGAAGCCGCCATGCGGGCGGACGCGGAGAACCTGGCGAAGCTGCTGAAAAGCCAGCAGGCGCCGGCCCCGATGTACAAGCCCAGCGGAGAAGGCGCAAACGACGGAAAGGATGCAGCCCTGAGAAACCTGCTGAAGAAGGTCAGACAAGAAGATTAAAACAGACGAATCTGAAACATAATTAGGAGGTAAACAAAATGAGTCTTCCGAACACTGCGAATGCGATTGCTCGCGGATCCCTTTTCCCCCAGGAGGTCGTTGCCGGCCTGATGAACATGGTCAAAGGCAAAAGCGCCCTGGCTGCCCTGTGCGGACAGAGCCCCATCCCATTCAACGGCTCCAAAACCTTCACCTTCAACATGGACAACGAAATCGACGTCGTCGCTGAAGCCGGCGCGAAGTCTGCCGGCGGCGGCCAGGTTGGTGCCGTGACCATTCAGCCCATCAAGGTTGAGTACGGCATGCGTGTTTCCGATGAGTTCATGTACGGTTCCGAAGAAGTTGCCCTGGACATTCTGCGCGCCTTCTCTGAAGGCTGGGCTGCGAAGCTGGCCAAGGGCTTCGATATCATGGCCATGCACGGAGTGAATCCGCGGACCGGCCTGGCTGCCAGCGGAACGATCGGCAACAACTATCTGGATTACGCGGCCGGCACCAAGATCACCTACCTGGGATCCAGCTCCACCGCTTACCAGAACGTGGACGCCGCCATCGCCGGGATCAACGCCTACGACCATGAGGTCAGCGGTATGATCATGGGCTCCACCATCCGCGCCGCGCTGGCCGCGATGGAGGACACCGATCACCGCAAGGTGTTCCCCGAACTTTCCTGGGGCGGACGGCCCAGCAGCCTGAACGGCCTGCGGACTGAGTTCAACGGACCCACCGTGGAATACAACAGCGCGAAAACACGCGCCGTGATCGGCGACTTCGCCAACTTCTTCAAGTGGGGCATCGCGAAGGAGCTGCCGATGGAAGTCATCCAGTACGGCAATCCTGACAACGACGCGACTGCCGGCGACCTGAAAGGCCACAACCAGGTCTACCTCCGCGGCGAAGCCTATATCGGCTGGGGCATCCTGGATGCCACTGCCTTCGCGACGATCGCGACGGCCTGATGAAATTCCTGAACAAGCGGACAGGGGCCGTGATTGACGTCCCCTGCCGCCTGGAAGGACCTGACTGGGAAGAAGTCACGGAAGCGAAGAAGGCAGAACCAATGGCAGAAAAGAAAGCTCCGGCGAAGGCGGCTCCGAAAAAGACCGTCAAAAAAGGAGCTGGTGCCTGATGGCTGACTACGCAACCGTGCAGGATGTTCAGGATCTCTGGCGCCCGCTGTCTGCCGCGGAACAGACCCGCGCCGCTGAATTGATCCCTGTCATCTGTTCCAGTCTGCGGCATGAGGCCGCAAAGGTCGGAAAAGACCTTGACGACATGATTTATTCCGATCAGGACCTGGCGGCGATCGCCAAGTCCGTGACGGTGGATGTGGTCGCACGGACGCTGATGACCTCGACGAACCAGGAACCGGTTTCGCAGTTCTCCCAGAGCGCTCTTGGCTACAGCGTTTCCGGGACGTATCTCGTTCCGGGCGGCGGGCTGTTTATCAAAAAAACTGAGCTGGCCAGGCTGGGGCTCCGGCGGCAGCAGATTGGAGTGATCGATTTTTATGGCGAGCCTGCTGAAGGGAATCACTGTTAATCTGATCACCAAAGAAGTTGTCGGAAAGGACGCGCTCAACCGGGACATTGTGGAAGACGTGACCACAGCGGTCGAAAACGTGCTTGTTTCTCCGCTCAGCCAGAGCGGGGACGAAATCATTAACGAGCTGAACCTGAATGGCAAACGCGCAAAATACCAGCTGGCGATTCCGAAAGGAGACGCGCACACCTGGGAGGACGCGGAAGTCGAATTCTTCGGCGAACGCTGGCGGACCATCGGATTCAGCACCATCGGAATTGAGGACCTGATCCCGCTGGACTGGAACCGAAAGGTCGTGGTTGAGCGTGTCGGGTAAGGTTATCAAGGTCGAGCTGAACCGGGAAGCCGTGCGCGGGCTGCTGCAGAGCGGCGAAATGCAGAGCATCTGCAAAAGCCTCGCTGACGGCATCGCCGGACGCGCCGGAACCGGCTACCAGGTGACAACGTACACGGGCAAAACCCGTGTCAATGCGTCCGTTATGGCAGCCACAACGGCGGCAAAACGCGACAACCTGAAAAACAACACTCTGCTGAAGGCGGTGAAGGGATAATGGCGATTCTTGAGGCGCGGGTAGTCGGGCACCTGAGCGAGACGCTCCAGACGGAACATGTCTATGCGGAACGGCCCGTCAATCCGCCGGCTGAATACTACATTATTGAAAAAACCGCCGCGGACGAGGAAAACCACGTCCTGATGGCAACCATTGCGGTGCAGTCCATTTCGGGGATTTCCCTGCTGCGGGCTGCCCAGATGAGCCACGACGCGGAAAACGCCATGCGGGAATTTGCGAATGCCGAGAACGTCGGCAGATGCAAACTCAATTCCGCCTACAATTTCACGGACACCGAGACAAAAGAGTATCGCTACCAGGCGGTATTCGACATTCATTACATGGAAGGAGACTAAAACAATGCCGAACACCAAAGAGAACACCACTTTCGGCAAACCGAAAATCGGCGGTGCGATCTACCGCGCCGTGCTGACGAACGAGCTGACGATCCCGACCAGCGTTTCCGCTGAGCTGGGCGCCGACTTCAAATGCCTGGGCTACGTTTCCGAGGACGGCCTGAGGCACACCATGGAAAACTCCGACGAGGGCATCAAAGCCTGGGGCGGGGACACCGTGCTGGTTCCTGATGCGGACCGCACGGACTCGTTTGTGTTCACCCTGCTCGAGATCATGAACGAGGACGTGCTGAAGGCTGTCTATGTGGACGCCAACGTCACCGTTACCGCGGCAACCTCCAGCGCCCCGAAGCAGATCGCGGTCGCCAGCAACAGCGCCGTGCAGCCGGATTGCTGCTGGGTGATTGACATGGTCCTGCGGGACAACAACCCGAAGCGGATCGTGATCCCGAAGGGCTCCGTCACCGAGATCGGCGAAGTCACCTACAAGGATGACGAGGCTGCCGGATATGAAATAACCGTCAATGGTAAGGCTGATGCCGCCGGCAATACTCACTACGAGTATCTGGCTGTGGGCAGCCCCACGACCTGACACCTGACAAACGTTAAGGAGGCACAAAAATGAAGAACATTCGGCTGGACAACGGACTGAACCTGGAAGTGCGCGAGGAAGCGCTGGACAACATGGAACTGCTCGATGACCTGGTTGATCTGGATGAGGGCTCCGGCTACGCCATCAGCCGGGTCATCAGCAGGATCCTGGACAAGGA